CCACCTGAATTCATGCCGACAATAGATGAATCTCCACTCTGAACAGAGACAGTGCCGTTACCAGCTGTAAGTGTTACCGTATCAAGAAACGAACCTGAAGATATTTCTACAACAATGTAACCTGTTACCCGGTCTACCAGCGCCGCTTCGTCCCAACCACCACCCCACTCAACAAATGAAACTATTGTACCTGTTCCTGTGCTTGCGCCAGACGCAACAATTGAATCACCTTTGACAAACCCATCTTTATCTACGTCGTACCCTTCGGTAAACTTCACTACCTGATAAGCAGCATTGTTTATTTTGGTAATTTTTTCCCAACCTGTTGCCGTAGTTTTCCACAGGTTCAACTTTCCGTTTTCTGTCACATCTTCACGGAAGCCATAAACAATCCCGTCAAGTCTGAAAACGCCAACAAGTGGCCCAAATCCTTCAGGAGTTGATATGTGGCCACGGGCAATCTCAACAGCAGTGGCGTATAATTCTGACCGCCCATCAACGTCCTCACCGAATGTGGAAGTTGATGGTTCGGTCATTGTAAGAGTGGTTGCGCCGCCATCGAGAACCGTTACTTCGTTCTCCACTATGGCAGCAAGCCCACCCGGGCAATAAATATAAGTTTTACCATCAGCACCGGTATTGTCCCGCAAAATATAGATAGAATAACCTGTGCCATCAAACTTATCTCCTTCGCTTATTGAATCAGAAGGATCAGTTTCAACACGTAAAACCACAGCTTCGCTCGGCAGTGGATGGCCATCAACTGCTTCTATCCCCTCGTTCCTTGAATAACCATCAATACCAGCAATTGATTCCATGTTAAGCGACATTGAAAGATTACCAGGATCTGTGAGAATTGGAGTTTTTGTCTGGTTCACTCCACCACGCAATGCAATTAATTTACTGTCAGGCTGTCTCATTACCATTACATTGGCACCTGAACAAGCATAGCTTCCTGCTCGCTTGTCTCTGTTCTACGATTTGGAAGCTCTGAAGATTCAAGGGTGTCGAGCATCAGCTTATATTCTGCAACAGAAATATCAAACAATCCTTGGTCGTGCATGTGTTTGCAATAGAACCATTTTGCCCTGGTGACAATTATGTACCTGAATTTTTCAGGTATCAAAGAAAGAGAATTATCCTGTACCATCCTGGTTGGTGCCAACCAGTATTCTGCTCTAACTTTTGGGCCTGGTGTTGGAATTACTGGTATAGGGTCAAAATTTACTGTTCTGTCTGGACGAACTGCAACAGATGTCGGATCGCCAGTTGTCTGGCCTATCGCTAGTATTCTGTTTCTGAAATCACGCCATTGTTTGTATTCCAAAAGCGTGGCGCTTTGCGACCCAAAATTAAAGTAGAAACTCATCCTATCCCAGTTACCAAACAAATCAGGTGGGGGATAATTGTTCCTCCCGTCTTCAAGCTCCCACTCGTGCTCACGCCAAAGAAAATTCCAATCCTCATTCTCTTTCTGGATCTCGATGTCTGCTAAGGCGATCCAATTAACTATCTTGCTCATCATACCGGTTTGACCAATAACGGAAACCGGGCCATTGCCAGAAATTCCGACATCCTGACTTAGCTGTTTGCAAAGATCTAAGTTGGTAATCAAATCGCCCATATTTTATTTGCCCTCTTCTTTAGGTGGCAGCATGTCAATCGTTGCCTGCTCTCGGAAGTCACGACCTGCCTTGTCTCTGATATGATCGGGAATGTTTGGCTCTGCAAGGGTTGTTCCTGCGAGTATTTTATTGATAGCCTGCCTGGAACTATTGAAATTTCTCATAAGAGCCGAAACGCTTGCTCCTTCCTGGTGTTCTCTGCGAATGTTACGGGCATCTGCAAGGCAAAGGCGAAATTTTCCGTCAGTCTTTTGCTCTGGCTTGGAGTGTACTCGATTTGAATCTTCTTCTTTATCGCCGGCAACAGGAGCTTCAGGGTCATACTCTGCAAATAAAGTATCAATTTCTACCGGATCAGGCTTTGGTTGAATCTTTTCTTCAACTACAACAGGGAGTGGCTTGTTCTCCTGAACGTGATTAGAGAAGGTGAGCATATTGCCATTAACTGTTTTCTTATCTGTGGACTGTCCCACCTCTAACATCCCAAATGGCCTTCCGTCCTGCCTAAAAAGAATTCCATCTTGAAGGTATCTAGCCGCATCTTTTCTTTGGTGCTGAACAGTAAATGGCTTTGTTTTATCTAGCATCATCATGGTAAAATTCCAATATTTTTTAAGGTTTATGTTTAAATATTAATACATACCTTCGTAATACCCTGGTGGTTTTTCACCCCTTGGCCTGATCTCTTCCCTTGCATGTTCACGGCCGCCGTGCGACTCGTACATATTGTACAATGGTTCTCGGCACACTAAACCGTCTTTTCGCAAGTCTTTATCGCTCTCGTCTGTCTTGGCAAGATTTTCTTCAAATCCAAACGGGTAGTCAATAACACTAATTCTTCTATTTTTGTGAATCATTTTTTTTCTCCAAAAAAAAGGCAAGAACAAGCGAATGCTATCCTTGCCTTTTTAGGGTATAAAAGTCAAATATCTACGTATTACCGGTTAGCAAAGTTTGAATTTGCCACGGTCTGTGCTGATATTTTCTTTGGTCTTCAGCGGAATGGTAGACTTTTTGATTTCGCCACGGGGTTTTTTCTGGGTAATCGTGGTTTTCTCAGTAAGTCCAAGTTTGTCAATAGAAGCCATGTCTTTTCCTCCTTATGGATTCTTTTTTATAGATCATCAGGTGGATAATATAAGTTAAAATTTACTATATCACCACCTGATGTCATTGTCACGTTAATGGGAAAAAATTAAGCAGATGCTTCTCTTGATCCCCATTTGACTACACGGTTTTGAACTGCTCCGGCAACATTGTGAACAATACCGAAGCCGTTAATAGCGTACCAGGCCACACCTTTCGAGCGACCGTAATCGCCAGGAATTTTTCCACGAATCTCTTCAGGGATGATAATTCCTTCCATTACTGTATCCTCACCGAAGAAATAACATTCATCAGACTTAAGCTTGTTCCAGCCAGCGTTGATAATGGTGGTCTGCTCAAAGAAACGGCAGCCGTCATAAGACCGGCCAATCTCGCCATTAAGCATCATACCAAAGCCCATATCAACGTAAATGGATTTTGCTTCAAGGTCGATGCGGAATTGCTCGAAACTTTTCGGACGACCAATGCACATATAATTGGATCCGTCAAATGCAGGAATATTTCGTTCCTTCATCTCAAGGATGATAGCTTTGACATGATCATCTGTCATTGCAGCGTCATTGTCAGTGGCAACAAGTCCAGCTTCACCGGTAACAGATACTTCAATTTGAGTGGCACTATCCCCAGCGGCACCGGCAGGGCCAACAACAAGGAGAGTTGCATCAAACTGACCATGAGCAAGAGCCTCCATGGCTTTGTTGGCATCATTCTTCAACGCCTTGTGGATGATCTGCTTCACGGGGTGCAGCGACATATCATCCAACATACCGGAATAAGGCACAGAATTGCCACTTTCCACCATGGTAAGTGTTCCCTGGGAGATGGCAAACTTAGTTTCTGGCATGGGTGTATTTTCAATACCAACTGAACCACCACTACTTGTAGTAAGAACACCACCCTGTGTTTCAACATCCGAATAAATATTCCAGTGGTACTTATCACCGGCATGTTTTGCTTTAGACGATGCATCGGTTGCGTCGCAAAACTGTCTATAACGCATCATAGGTTGCATGTCAGTGCGAAGAGTATTACTCAATTCGTCTGAATACATGAAACCACCGGCGGTATCAACCGCCCAAACATTCCCGATTTCCGGGCTATATACTTCAGCGGGGCACATAATAATTACCTCAAAATTTTTACTTTATTAACCAGGCTGTCCTCTGTTCGCTCTCATATTAGCGACGACATCGGCAGTGGTTACTCGTTTAGGCGCTTTCTTGCCAAGCTGTCGCTTGCCAGTCCCTGCCCGTTTTGGCGCTCGTGAAATTGATTTTTTTATTTCCTTTGTGGTTGGAGGCTTATTGTCTGCTCCCATGTAACTTTCACGAACAACCTTTCCAGCCTCATTGAAGACTTCCCGGAAATCTTTATCAGGATTATCTCGCCCGTATTTGGCTGCTTCTGCATTGAAAATATTGGTCAAGTGTGTATCTTTGTGAATGTCTTTGAAGTCTGACTCAAAAGTATCCTGCATACTGGCGCTGAGTTTTCTTCTTTCAGAATCTCTTTCAGTGCGTGTTTGCTTCCCTTCGTCAATCAGATCTGCTGTGGCAGCCTTCAGATCACGGTTGTCAGTCAATACCTTTTTGAACATTTCACCGGCAGTACCTTCATCTTCAAGAATAGCTTCTGAAAAATTCTTTGCCTGCTCAGATATTTGCTCGTCAGTATCGACACCGCTTCTAAACTGATTTTGTCTGGCTTCAAACTTTGCCTCCAGATCAGTTACTTCCTTTTGTCTATCCGTCGCGTCTCGCAACCGTTTGTCGGCCAAGCTCTCCTTTTGTTCTTCAACAACAACGCCATCACTCTCGCCTGTCACGGTAGAGAGGCTTTCGATGCTTTCTTTGATTTCAGAACTTCTCCTGGTTGCCATGTCGTTCATTAACAATTCACGATCAGACAAAACCACTTCACCTTGGTGATCCGCACCGCCCTCGCCCGCTTGGGTAGAAGACTTATCATGCCCTGCGCCACTGTGTGTGGAATCATCACTTACTTGCTCAACATTTTCATTTAATCCTGGCATTTTTACAATGCTCCTTTAGGCCATGGTAGTAAACCGTCACGCCTTATGGCTATGGGTAGGGACGGGTTTATTGTTGTTTTGTTTTGCTTCTAAATCTGATTCTCAAGCTCAGCTTTTGCTTTAAGGTTTGCCTCGGCAACTCTTCCGGCTATGACCATCTCGGTAAGCCATTCTTTTATTTTAATAGCAACACGAGCGTCAACCTGTGCGTCTGATATCTCGTTAATGTCATTTGGAAACGACTTAACAAGCCTTTCGCAAGATTCTGAAAACATCCTATCTGCTTTCTCGACGATAAAGCTTCCTACCGGGCTATTAATAAAAGTTTCTGCCTGGATACCCAAAGAAGCCTCACCATACAATGGCCTGTCATCTATTGGTATTTCATTTTCTTCCATTATATTCCATCCCTTCCAGTAGTCATTTTAAAGTTAAGCTCTTTTGCTTGTTGTTTGTTGGCTGTAGCCATTCCAGAATCTTGCATCAACTTGTCAACTGTGGTCTGTCTCTCTGCTGCAACTTTAAAAACAATATTTTGTCTTTCATTTTGCAGGGTAAGGATAAGCTCAGACCGGCTTACAGAGGCATCAATCTTCTTTCCTTCGATTGCCCCAATCTGCTTAATTTTCTCAACCTCGACCTTACCTGCTGTCTCGGCCTGCGTCTTAGCCTGAATCTTGTGAACATCTTGCTCAATCATCTGCTTGAGCTGTTGCACCATTTGTTCAAGCTCTGCAATACGAGGATCCTCGTCTCCTTCTTCCATCTCATTGATAAAACGGGAACCATCATTGTATCCAAGCGCACCGAAGATTTCCTTGCCAATCTCCACACCGTCAAGCTGTTGCATATACTCCGGCTTGATTTCAAACATCGTTTTCAGTCCGAGCATTAACTTTTGTATCTTCTGCTGCGGATCTGTGGCACCGAACCCAGCAGAAACTTGAGGCATGATATCTGTGTTGGCGAATGCTTCGTGGTTTAAAGTTTCATCGCCTGTTATGCGCTGAATGACATCATCGTCTTCATAAAACTTTACCATCTCGGTAATATCGCCAGAGACAGGCTCAACCCAGGTTTCAACAAAAATCCTGAGCTGGTATTCTGTCATGGTGTTACTATCACCCTTCATCAGATTCATACCACCAACGCTATCATTCATCTGGCGATTGGTCGATACTGAAGAGTTGGAGAACGACCCGGCCTGTTCGTCAAAATCAGCATTTATCATATGCTGCTCTTGATAACTTGAGCTTGTTACGTCCCGGACATCCTCTTGCTTTATAGCGTCGAGGTGATCCATTAAAATGGTGCTGCCAGGAATGTTACGCATCAATGTATGAAAATCAACACCACTCTTGCGCATGGCAAAAGTACGTTTATTCATGGCGAGCTCGACGTTATCTTTACGTTGATTTGCTATTTCATTGGCTGCAATCTGCGCCCCTTCAACTCTTTCTGGAAGTGAGGTACAAAACACATTGTGTGGCTCTACCGATGTTCTGCCACAACGAATTGGCCTATTGTTGTTTATTACATGCGGGTATGCTTCACTCAGTAATTCAGGGTCAGATAGTAAAAGTGTCGTGCCGGCAGTATAATAAACAAACTCTTGACCACGATAACGAATAAAGTTTTCATGAATTTGCACAATATTAAATTCATCTTCTGCGTTATCTGTCTCTCGTGGAACGTCCTCACGTTTGTTTATTCTTGATCGTTTTACCGTATCACTTTCAAGCAAGTCACTCGCTGAGCTTATCAGTTGACCAGGTGTGTATTCTCTCCACTCACCTGCATCTATCTTTTCCATAACATCGCCAACAAATGTAGGCGTTATAATGATAAAGTAAGGTGATGAGTTTACAGGATCCTTCCAGTTAGCATTTGGAGACATCCTTATGTTTTCAATAGGCAGGAGGTCAACAGCTGGCTTGTCTTTTATCTTCTTTCCTGTTTCAGAGACTTCGTAGTCCCAGTATTGTTTTGAAAATACAACGCCTATTGACTGTGCTTCGTGATATGCACCGATACAATCCAAGAACCAATCAAATCCATTAGTTAGATGGTAGTTTGCTACTTTATGAATGCCACTGGCAATATTTGCATCTTCCTTGCTACCTTTATTTGCGGCATCAACGGTGACAACATCCTTAGTGGAAAATAAAGCTACTGCTGCGGCTGCTTCATTCTTTCTGATACTTGCTTGAGTTTTTCCACGGAAAACTTTTGATCGATGCTTGTAATTTACCGTATGATATTTGGAACCAGCAGGGTGTTTTGAGTTTGCGAGGTCATATGAACGTTCAAAACGAGCAAATAAGCCACTTTGCATGTGGTCAGTGGACTCATCGTAAGAAGATTGCGCCAGGGAAAGCCAATGGTTTTCTTCTTCCTTTATGGCTGCGGCTTTGTCTTGATCGTCGGCCTGGCCTTCAGGCAACTCGTCACCTTCATAAAGATTATCACCATCAAGATAATCTTCTCCTTGTGGGTTATAATCTTCAGGACGTTCCGTAACTATGTGTGAATCTTTCGATATTGTCGGTATCTTGGGGTTTCTACCTGATCTTCCGCTCATTTCACTGGTTCCGTGTTTTTCTTATTAAACTTCATGAGCCATAACCCCTCGAACATTACGCTTTGCTTCTGCTATATCGGTCATGTTTATTTTCTCACGCTTGAGTCGATATCGTTCAAGAACTTCCCCGGCACCAATCACAACATTATGAAAATTAACATCTAAATCGGTAACCCTAAGCCTAAACCCCATAATCATGGAAGTAAAGCAATTTTTTATCTCAACAACCCCCTGCTCTACGTTTACGGCCCACAGGTGGTGTCCAGGATATGTTTTGTTAAGGTGGAACGATATTTCTCCAGCCATTCTTCTTGCCTGCTTCTCCGTGGTAACATCACGCATCTTGGTGCGTTTTCGTGTTGTTCTGATGGATGGCATTGTTGCGCTTTGAATTATATTTGACATTTTATCCCACTCTCTTAGTAAAAACCCTGCCATTACTAAATTCATAGGCCGGGTTGGGTGTTATCTTACGCTTCGGGTCGGAAGCATCAAGGAATGTAATGTATTGCATGGTCTTGAATTTAACCGGCTTTGGTTGTAAGTTTTTTGGTGTTACTCTTGCCATAGTGTTTCCTTCAGCCTAGAAATCGTTAACAGCAATAGGGATAAGATCATCTTCCCTTAGCTGCTCTTTTATCTGCGCTGCAAATCTAATCATCATAACAGCCATGCGAGTTGCGTCCATAAGATCGTCACGTACCTTAACAATTATCCCTTCCTGTCGGTGATAAAGCCTAAACTCATCAAACCAGTCAGTAAGCGATTCGTCCACCTTGAACCGGCCAGAAAGCATACGGTCTGTTATCTCAGCAATACCCGCCTCCACACCATTCGACCCGTCTGAGAATGTGGATCGCTCCCGAAACATATTGATTCCTGCTGACCTATATTGTGCGGCCAATTGTATTCCGCTGCCTTTGTCTCGCTGAAGGCCATCGTGCGGCCATGCGAAGAAAAGGTTGTCCCAGTCTTTTATGGCCTGAGAGATCGGAAGAGC